ATCTTAATCTGTCTCAATGGTGCGACAGATAGACTCTGTTGAACCGCAAACGTAACTAATCCCCAATCACTCAATAGTGTGGCAATAGTGTTTCTACGTTCTACATCATTGTCTTCTAGATTAGATTTCTTACCGTCTAACAGAAATAGTTCTTTGAAATGTACTATGAAATATCTACCCTGTTTGTGTAGTATGTGACAAGACTGAAATAGTTTCTTGTCTTTCCGTGATGCTACACCTATACGAGTAAGTGTCTCCCGAACCTTCAGAAAGTCATCTGGTTCGTTTAAAGTAATCTCTAGCATGTTGGATGGAGTCCAATGGACGTTATTATTATTTTCTTTTTCCACCTTTATTCACCTTTTCTTTCAATATCGCGAGTTGCGACTTGGATAGAAGCGGTAGAACTTGGTGTGCTTTCTCATTGCTATAACCATAATACTCTTTAACCACTTCGATGTCATTGTCTAACTCAGGTTTAATCCACTTGGAAAAGCGTTTTCTTTTCCTGACAATATTTATAAGAAATTGGTATTGTAGTTTTGCGTCAAGGTGGTGTTTTATATTCATTTCATTTGCCATGAGAACGGTATCGTTGAAATACGATAACGATCTATTGATCATAAATGGTGCATATGCTTTCTCGGAAAGATCGTCAATCATTATATCCTTCTTGGTCATATTGATTGAGTTAACATATTCAAATGGATTCATTAAAAACTCGCTTCTGATCTCTCTGGGTATTCTACCACGATTCGTGATTCGAGTAAACCCTTTGTGAGTAATGCAGAGTTTCCCTGTAACATATCGTTTTGACCTTGGTACAGTTGTGGAACTGTTCTGTGTCCCTGATGTTTTAGAAAGTCTTTTGCAAGACCACTACCTTCTTCTGAGATGTTAATTTCTTTGTATTCGTAACCCCACGTAGTCAAGTGTTCTTTTAGTCTGTCACACCAGTTACAATTGTTTTGAGTATAAAGTGTTAGTGTCATTTGAATATCTCCAATGGTTGAAACAGTCTTTCTTCTGCTATTTTTATATAGTGTTCGCTTCTCTCACTACCTATATAGTTTCTGTTTAAATTTTTACTGACAAGTGCAGTTGTACCTGTACCCATAAAAGGATCGTATATTACATCTCCTTCGTCTGAGAAGTTTACTAGTATCTTCTTTATTAACTCTTGTGGGAATATAGCACCATGTCCACCCTTACCACGTTCTCTATTGATCTGCCATATATCATTCAGTGTACCTCTGGCAAATCTACCCTTCTTACGATACTGTCTTGCAATAGGATAATCCTTGTCAAATACGAGTATGAGTTCTGACTGACGATTGATAACACCGTCCAGTATTGCAGGTTCCGCATTACCCTTATCCCATATGATGATGTCCTTTAGGTCATCTCCAAACTCACCAATCATTTTCCATAAGGATCGTTTACTCCCCGATACGACTTGAATATTGTAAAACACTAAACTGCTTACACGAATCAGTTCTCTTAGAACCTTAGTATGAAACTCATTGTATTCATCTATTGGCATATTGTCTTCAAACTCGTTATCTTGAATAGTTCCATACTTAGTAGCAATGGTGTTGGACTTGTCCATTCCTCTAGGTACATACTTACCTTTTGCAATCCTAAGATTTAGATTATATGGCGGTGACGTGATAGTAACGTCAACGGAATCATCTTCCATTCTCTTGAGAGTGTCAAGACAGTCCTCGTGATATATCTTATTAAAATCCATATTTTTTCTTGATTTCTAAAAGTCTAGGGATATATTGATATGGTTCTATCTTGAATATCTGTGGTTCATGTCCATCAACAGTAATCAATATTACACATTGTTTTATAACTATACCTGTTCTTTCATAAAATGCAGCGGCATAGAACGAAGTTTGGATAAAGTAGTTTTCGATCCATTCTTCTTTCTTAGGTTTTCTTGATGTCTTGAAGTCAATGATGGATAGTTGTCCGTCAAACTCTGCTATACAGTCTACTTGACCTGCACACCCTAACTTATCGCTATACAAAAATTCCTCTTGAAACCACACGTTGTCTAATCGTTCGTCTATAATCTTCTTCAGATCAAGGAATGATGCAAGGTTATTGGGCATTACATCTTTGTTCCAATCAGAAACATTGTTGATATAATCCTCACACAATTGGTGTACTGCCGTACCACGAGTTGATGCCTGACGAGAAATTTTATTTGCTTCCTCTTCACCTACCCTTTTACGCCATTCTTTTATACCTTCCTTACTTACTTGTCCAAGGATAGTTGTAATAGATGGGTATGCTTTACCCTCTGGTGTAAAATATCTACGACCATTTTTAGTCGTTTTTCTTGTGATCTTGGGTAGTGTTACTCCGTGATCGAAGTGATTTATCATGTTAGTTCCATTCTGCATTCGCCATGACTTCAGTCATACAGGCAACGAGATTCAACTCGTGATCTGCAACAAACGATGCTTTGTATTGATAGTCTGCAAGTATCAGTACCAACTGTGGTATACTTGCTGGTTTGACTCTATCATTCATGTTATCATAGATTGCACGAATAATTGCAGAAGAATCTAAGTCAAGATTGTTTGCAACCCAAGACCGCATCTTCTTGAACTCTTTATTTTTCAATGCATCGAACAGAGGTTCGAACTGTCCGACATCACCTGATGCCAATGCACGTGGGGCATTGAATACACCATCCTTGCAATTGCGTTGAAACTCATTGATAACCCTTCGCCAATCGGGAAGATGTTTCATTATAAGGTTTGCGATATCTGAATTATTGACACCAATGTTTTCTACACTTGCTATGTATTTCAGTCTATCCATAAATTGTTCTGCAAGTTCACCACTATCCTTTTTAGGCACGTTAAACTCATATACACCACACCGAGAGTGCAGTGGTTCTATGATACGATTCTTGAAGTTACAAGTGAGAATAAATCGACAATTGTCTGAGAACTGTTCGATGAACCCACGCAATGCAGGTTGAGTTGATTGTGGGTTTAGATAGTCTGCTTCATCAAGTATAACAACCTTGTATCCACCCATCAGTGATACGGTAGATGCAAATTGTTTTATCTTACCACGCAATGTGTCAATGTTGCCCTCTTCAGACCCATTGATAACAATGTAATCAAGTTTGAGTTCATTGCACAACGCACGTGCGGCAGTTGTTTTTCCCAGACCAGCAGTTCCAGTGAAGAGCATATTCTGCAATTCACCAGAACTAACCATGCCTTGGAGAGATGATTTTATATCTTCTGGAAGTATAGTTTCTTCTATAGTTATAGGTCGATATCTCTCAACCCATAGAAAGTTTTTTGACATTTGATCTCCAATCAGTTTGTCTCATTATATAATATTTGGAGAGATTCGTCAACCTTAACTATCTGAAGTATCTGCCGCAGTTTGTTGTTCTGCTTCACACATTGCGACAATCTGTACACATTGATCTCTTAATTGACCAATAGTCGATAACTCTTCTCCACGAAAACCACCACGAGATGATACTGTGTCTATTACTGCAATACTACTTCTTGCAGTTCTGTTTGCTAAATCTGCTATTGCAGCGTTTGCACTTTGTTCTTTTTTTGCCATCTTATACTCCGTAAGTTGATGCTTTTTCAAGAGCTATCCAATACTGGATGTCACTCTCTGTATGTTTAAAACTAGATAGAAGTTTGGAAGAAACTCCTACATTATAATCACCACCAACGATCTTTACGTTGTTGATGTTCATTAGGAAGTTAAAGTCTTCCGATTCGTATTCACCTGCCACCTCTATAGAAAAGGTATTAGATGTTTTGTTCTCAGGATCACAAACCATAAGTTTGATTGCACCATTCGAACCAGTAATTGAGATTGTCTCATGTCCTAACGTGCTTGCGGCACGTCTGATCTTATTAAGAGTCTCGTTATCTAAAGTGAACTTCACTTCAAAATCATTCATAGAATTTGCTTTATCTATCATTGCCGTATCGGGTGATGTTAGATGAT